CTAAAAAGCTGTCAATTAATGAGAAGTTTGAAGGGTTTTACGTCGGAGTCGCAGATAATACCAATCTCAACCCGGCAACCAATTTCGATGGATTTATAAACATGAAAGGGTTTAATCAATCTACCTTCGCGAAGAAAGGCTCGTCATACATTAACGTGCCCGACGTGAGGTTGAACTTTTCCTTATCAGCTGGAGCAACCGGAGTCGCTGGATCAATAAGTGAGGTTATGGAGAACGTCGCGCCGTTTGATCTAAACAATCAGCAATTCAGTGATGTATTATCTATTGGAGTATTTAAGATACGCCCATCTACCCTAAATCCTGACATCACCAAACTAGATTATGTTTTGTCGGAAGCATATTTAGGCTCATTTAACTTTTACTCTCAGCAATACTTGCAGGAAGGTGGAGAGCCGACCTCATTTTTCGTAGAAGACGAGACTGCCGAAGCTCGAACCTTCCGTATAATGGTAAATCCATATATTAGCAAGAACGGCGGCGATTGGTATAATGAAAACAAAGAAGTGACCAAGAAGGTCCGCGTAATGTCTAATAAAAGAGAGAGCGATTACAAGGATAAGGCAGAGTATATAGCAATGGCTTTTCTTGACGATGCCGAAGGCGCTGACCTATACGGCTATGTAACTGCTATCAATAATAATGTTTTAGATATAGCACAGCCTACAGGGTTAGATACTGATGGTTCACCAAAGGATCTAATATTGAAACATGGTGAAAATATGTATGCCCATGGAGCATTTAAAGTGGCTGATGGTACCTCTGCAGAAACCGGAAACATTCCGGCGAAATTAGATCGTCTTTTTGAAGTCGCAGAGAATTTAGACTTATATCCTTTAGATATATTAACAGAAGCCGGACTAGGTACTGTATATGTTGGTACTAACGGGGGAACGACTCGATTTGATGATGAGAAGTTCTTTGATATTGATTATCTATACAATACTCAGATACAGTCCGCTGATGATATCATCGCGAACTATAAGACAGTTGCTAATCGGTATATAAACTTTTGTCAAACATTGCGTAAGGATTGTCTAGCAATTCTCGATAATCTCCGGTATATATTTGTACAGGGTCAAGATGTGAAAGTCCTAGACGACAAAGCCAACAAATACTTTTCAAAACATGTTTACTGGCCACTTCGCCACTTGTTCGGTACTATAAACTCCTCCTATGCATGTACATACGGTAACTGGGTTAAAGTTCAAGATCCCACAATAAATAAACAAGTTTGGGTGCCAGCCTCCGGCTTCGCGGCCGCGGCAATGGCGAATACGGATTCTAATTTCCAACCATGGTGGGCCCCCGCTGGGTTTACTCGCGGCCTCCTATCAAACATAAACGACGTCGCGTTTATGCCTAAGCAAAAGCATAGAGATCAGATGTATAAGATTGGAATTAATCCAATCGCGATGTTCCCTAATGATGGCTTCGTTATATTTGGTCAGAAAACACTACAATCAAAACCTAGTGCGTTTGATAGGATAAATGTCCGCCGGATGTTTTTATATGCCGAGCGCGCAGTACGGAATACTATTAAGTATTTTGTATTTGAGCCTAACACACTATTTACCCGCCAGCAGGTCGTTAACGTACTAACACCTATATTTGAGAGAATAAAGCAGACTCAAGGATTGTATGATTATATGATAGTATGTGATGATAGAAACAATCCACCGGATGTTATCGATCAAAACGAGATGGTAGTAGATATATATCTCAAACCAGTTCGTAGTGCAGAGTTCATATTAGTGAATTTCTACGCCACTCGGACTAGTCAAGATTTCAACGAACTTATAGCTTAAAAAGCACAGCAACCTATTAAATAATTATATCATGGCCAAACTTGAACAAACAATATCAGACTTTTATAGAGTAGCCCAAGAGCGAGATTTCGCTCGCGACTTTCAATTTCGTGTACTAAGTATAAATCCTGGAGGTTCTTCTGCTGTAACTTTTTCCGAAGACGATTTAGTATATGTAAAGGGCGGTCAAATTCCTACAAGGACTATAGTATCGTCTGAAGTGCCATATATGGGTCTACAGTTTCGACTACCAGGCGCTGCTCAGTATAGTGGAGATTTCCAAGCCTCCTTTTATTGCGATGTAAATTCTAGAGTACGCCAGCTCATGGAAGAGTGGTCGTTTCAGACGTTCGATGACTCAACAAGCATGGGAGATTACTTCATGCCTAGAGAATCGTCATATGTAGAACTAGTTCAGTTAGATTCACAATTCGAAGTAACTGCAATCTATAAATTGATCGGTTGCTTTCCTACAACAGTCGGTGATATACAATATGATATTGGTGGAACCGGTGCTGCTGTAGAATTTCAAGTCAACTTATCGTATCATTTCTGGCGTAGAACCGGATAGCCCGGTGGATAATCTAGTCCATCTAATAAGTACTTATTAGATGACAAGCATACGACAGACTCAAGTAATAAGCAACCTACCAGGTCGTGTCCTAGCTAGTCCTACAAAGTTTCTACAAACACTTTCTAATTGGGCAACATCCCCAGCGAGCCAGTTTTTGTGGATGGTGAATTTTGAAGTTCCTAATGATCCGAAAGGAAATCACTTCCCGCTCGCTCTTCGATCTCAACCATCGCAAGAAACCGGCATTGCCTTCCAAGAGCACACCGGATTGAACGGTAACAGTGGCGGTGGTCCAGAATGGAATGTGTGGAATGATAATGCATATTTTAATACAAGCCCAACAATACATGATACAACTCAAGGATGCATGGTGGTCCAGGGGATTAATATTCCGGGAGAGCAAACCGGTTTCAATTTTAGTAGTGTAGATAGCCGCGGCGGTCTTTTACCGGTCATATCCGGTTCAGAACGCTTAGAACCACAAGAACTGACAATGGCTGTATATGAAGGTAATGCATCTTTTATAGATACTGTGATCCGCCCATGGGTTATATTAACCGGCCATTATGGTTTAGTAGCTCGTGAATATACCTCAGATAAAAACGTTAAAGTTAATATCACAATTACTCAATTCGCGAAGACTGTTGGTCGTACCGTCACCCAAGACATCGCTGGTAATGCTGCCAAGACTAAGGATGCCTTTTTGCGGGCTCAATTTGATCGAGACAGCGGGAGCGTTCAGCCGGTTGGTAAGGATCCGACAACAATAACAGACGAGGCTCAATCCGGACTGATTATTAGGAAACGTTTCCGGTTCTATAATGCATGTCCGGTGAGGATGGACGCGGCAGATCTAACATACAACAATGATCAAGGTATGATGGTAAGAAATGTAACATGGGCATACTCTCACTATACCGTTCACAACTTTGGTGATCCGAATCACCCGAAAGGCTCCGCGGTAGAGATGTCAGAAATGCTCGCTAACTATTATGACGAACACGTCGGTAAGGATTGGAAGACGTTCGTTAAGCTATATCAGAATAAATGGAATGTTCTAGAGGAGAAATTCTCCATTGCTCAACGCCCGCAAGGATTTGCTAGAGCCAACACGTCGGTTAGTAGCAAAGGTCGGAAGCCAAGAGCCGGTACGTTTGGAGCAGACTCGGGTATGACATTAACGCAATTAAAACAGAAGTGGAAAGATCATGAAGATCAGAGGAAAGCAGTCACCGGATATACTCCAGATGGGTCCGCCGGTAAACGAGGTATTTTACTATATGGTCCTCGAGGAGATAAGAAAGCTCTAACCATATATAGTGCCGGAACCAGTCATGCTGCCTCATCTACCGGTAGGCGCTCACCATATCCGGAACCTGGAGCAACTTTTGAGACTAGATGGCGGGATGTCGGAGTGACAAATTTATGTAACTTAGGTGGAAAATCGCTATGTAAGCCTCCACCTCCACCACCTGGTAGTGCTCTATCTAAAATCCGCGGTGCTTTAAGAAACTTGACGAAGTTAGCTAGAAACGCCCGTGGTTTCGCGTCCGCCTTTAAGCGGGTAGGGAAAGCAAAGGGAGTGAAGGGTAAACTAGGAGCTTTAGGGGATCTAAATAAG